GGTATGGTTGGGATTTAATGGGTGAGATTGCAAGAGCTGGAGGAGTTGCTAATATGGCTGGTGGCGGTATGGTAGGAATACGTAAACCAAATGCAATAGCACCAACTGGAGGACCTCAATCACAAGGCTTGGCTTCTACACCAGAATATGATACATATAGTAAGGAGTATAAATGGCAGATATAGATAAATCACTCCCGAATGTTCGACACGAGATAGGAATGCCTGGCGCACAGGCACCAACCGATGTTGACATCACGGAGCAACAACCGCAACAACCCGTAGCCGTAACACCTGATCAAGATGGTGGCGCTACAGTTAATTTTCAACCAGGAGCCATGAATCAGGCTCAACCAGCCACGCACTTTGATAATCTAGCAGATATACTTCCAGAAGAAGTTTTAGATCCCGTTGGAATTCAACTTAGACAAAATTATACAGATTATAAAATGTCTAGAAAAGATTGGGAAAGTTCGTACATTAATGGTTTAGATCTTTTAGGATTTAAATACGATAATCGTAATGAACCTTTCCAAGGAGCATCCGGTGCTACTCACCCAGTTTTAGCTGAAGCAGTAACACAGTTTCAAGCGCTAGCTTATAAAGAATTATTACCGGCTGATGGACCCGTTAGAACCATGGTCATGGGTGCGTCTAACCCGATGAAAGAACAGCAGTCTCAAAGAGTTAAAAATTTCATGAACTATCAATTGATGGATCAAATGAAAGAATACGAGCCTGAGTTTGACCAAATGTTATTTTATTTACCTTTATCAGGTTCTACATTTAAAAAAGTTTATTATGATGATTTATTAGGACGAGCTGTTTCAAAGTTCGTTCCAGCAGACGACCTCGTTGTTCCGTATACGGCTACCTCATTAGACGATGCGGAAGCGGTGGTCCATGTTGTAAAAACATCAGAAAATGATTTAAGAAAACAGCAAGTTGCTGGTTTCTATTCTGATATTGAATTAGTTAAACCTGTTGCTGTAGATGCAGACAAAGTAGTAGACAAGAAAAGAGAATTAGAAGGAACTACTGCATCAACAAGAACAGAAAGCATGTACACTCTATTAGAGTGTCATGTTAATCTGGATTTAGAAGGTTTCGAAGATGTTGGTCAAGATGGTCAACCAACAGGAATAAAATTGCCTTATGTCGTAACAATCGAAGAAGGTAGTCAAAAAGTTTTGTCGATTAGACGAAACTATGCGCCCAATGATCCACTAAGAAATAAGATCCAATATTTCGTCCACTTCAAGTTTCTGCCAGGACTAGGATTTTATGGCTTTGGACTCATTCATATGATTGGCGGCTTGAGTAGAACAGCAACGTCTGCTCTCCGTCAATTATTAGATGCGGGTACACTATCTAATTTACCAGCAGGATTTAAACAACGTGGTGTCAGAGTCAAAGATGACGCTAAACCGATACAACCAGGAGAATTCAAAGATGTGGATACGCCTGGTGGTAATCTAAAAGATGCATTTGTATTTTTACCATACAAGGAACCTTCAGCTACATTATTGCAGTTGATGGGAATTGTAGTTCAAGCAGGACAGAGATTCGCGTCCATTGCTGACATGCAGGTCGGGGACGGGAACCAAGGCGCAGCCGTTGGTACGACCGTGGCTCTTTTAGAACGGGGTTCAAGAGTAATGTCAGCAATCCATAAAAGATTGTACGTGGCCCTAAAACAAGAATTTAAACTGTTAGCAAAAGTGATTGCTCAGTATCTACCACCTGAATATCCATACGATGTAGTTGGCGGACAAAGAAATATTAAAGTAGCTGATTTTGATGAAAAAGTAGATATTCTTCCAGTAGCAGATCCAAACATTTTTTCAATGTCGCAAAGACTGACATTGGCACAGACAGGGTTACAGTTGGCAATGTCGAATCCTCAAATACATAATTTATATATGGCATTTAGAAAAATGTATGAAGCACTTGGTATTAAGGATATTGATAGAATTTTACCTCCACCAGCACCTAATGCACCTAAAGATCCATCATTGGAACATATTGATGCATTGGGAGGAAAACCTTTTCAGGCATTTCCAGGTCAAGATCATAGAGCGCATGTGACGGCTCACTTAAATTTCATGGCAACGAATTTGGTTAGAAATAATCCAACGGTTATGGCTGCTTTACAGAAGAATGTTTTAGAGCATATTAGTTTAATGGCAACCGAACAGGTACAACTTGAATTCAGAGAACAGTTTATGCAAATACAACAAATGCAACAACAAGCTGCAATGAATCCTCAGATTCAACAACAGTTACAGCAAATAGTTCAGAAGATTGAAGCAAGAAAAGCGCAATTGATTGCAGAAATGACTGAAGAATTTATGAAGGAAGAAAAAACAATTACTTCACAATTCGATCATGATCCTTTGTTAAAACTTAAATCCAGAGAAGTAGATTTAAGAGCTATGGAAAATGAACGTAAGAAACAGGAAATGCAGAAGAAAACTGAAATTGATCAAGCTAAATTAGTTCAAGGCCAAGATATTCATGAAGATAAGATTGATCAAAATGAGGAATTAGCAGAATTAAGAGCTGATACTTCAATAGAAAAACAAGAAATGGCAAACCAAAATAGATTACAGGTTGCCAGAATGAAACCGAAACCAAAGAGTACATAATGCCATTATCGGAAAAAGGTACAAAAATTAAAAAAGCTATGGCACAGCAGTATGGTTCTAAAAAAGGGGAACAAGTTTTCTATGCTTCTGCAAATAAAGGTGTTATAACAGGTGTTGAAAAACGAAAAAAAGGCGGTTTAGTTAAAGGATTTCCCAAATTAACTAAAATATTATAAAAGGAGGACATTATGGCATGGAACTATAAAACAGGTGGTAAAGAGTTTAAGATTCCTGAGCAAAAGAAAACAGTTGATCCTAGATCTAAAACTAGCATCAGAGGAAAAAACTATATTGCTAAGGGCGACGAAAACTCTGTTCCAGCAAAACAAAAAACACCATATAAAGTTAAGTGGTACTAATATGTGGTTTGGTGCTATCAAATTAGCTCTTAACGCTGGAAGTCATATTTATAAAAAGCGTCAAGAGACAAAAATGGCTATGGCTGATGCGCAGCATATGCACGCGCAGAAAATGGCCAGCGGTGAGGAAACTTACCAGGGCAAACTTTTAGAATCGCGAGATAACGACTGGAAGGACGAGATAGTTTTGGGGATATTAACGTTGCCCATCATAGTGCTCGCATGGGCAGTATGGACAGACGACCCGAACGCAATGGTCAAGATAAACATCTTTTTTGAGCATTTTTCGAATCTGCCAAAATGGTTTACAAATTTATGGATACTTGTAGTTGCCAGCGTTTTTGGTATAAAGGGTACACAAATTTTCCGTAATGGAAAATCTAATAAAAAATAAGGAGGGAAAAACATGAGAAACGATCATAAACCTTGGAAAAAAGGTATACGAGTTGCAAAACAATTCGGTGGAGCACTTGCTGGACGATTAGGCGCAGCAGCTAGACCAATTGCTGGAGCACTTGGCTATAAAAAAGGCGAACGCGTTTATAAAAAAGGCGGAAGCGCTAAATAGTGGGTAATGCCATTTAAATCAGAAAAGCAAAGACGCTACATGCATGCGAACCTTCCAAAAATCGCACAGCGATGGGAAAAGGAATATAAAAAAGGTGGAAGAGTAAAAGTTAATGAAGGTGGCTATATAGGTAGAGCCATTCGAAGTGAATATGGAGGAGTTAAATTATCAAATCCATCTTATGAGAAATATTATAAAGGCATGATCTAGTGGATCCCTTAGTTATCGTTGCTAAGCTACAAAAAATTCTAAGAGACAATCTTCAACGTGTTGGTGACAGCATGATCAGTGGTGGTGTTGACAACATGGAGAAATATCAGTATATGTTGGGACAAGCGCGTACTTATCAGTACATGCTTCAGGAAATCTCTAACCTGCTAAAAGCGAAGGAGCAAAAAGATGAACAAGGAAACGTTATCGACATCGGACAAGGAAGTCCCAAAACATAAAAATGCTTTGGAAGAAAAGTACCAACACGAAGAAAAAGAACCCTTAAATCCAGACAATATTAAAGAACAAAGCTCCCAGCTTCCCGCTCCTAGCGGCTGGCGACTTTTAGTTTTACCCTTTACCCCAAAGGAGAAAACCAAAGGTGGAATTTTAATTGCACAAGAATCTCTAGACAAATTACGTGTCGGGACGAATTGCGGTTATGTACTCAAAATGGGTCCGTTGGCCTATCATGATCGAGAAAAGTTTCCAACGGGACCGTGGTGCAAACAAGGACAGTGGGTGATATTTGCACGCTACGCAGGATCAAGACTACCCATCGAAGGCGGAGAAGTACGCATCTTGAATGATGACGAAGTTTTAGGAACGATTGAAAATCCTGAAAACGTACTTCATCATAATTAATCATAGGAGGAACTATGCCAAACGAAGAAAAAACAGTTGATATTGATACAACCGGCCCAGGCGCGGATGTCGAAATCAAGGAAGAAAAAGAAGAAGAAGAAGAAGAAGAAGAAGAAGAAGAAGAAGAAGCTGTGGA